GACCAGCAGCAAAAAGCGCACGCCGCGCGAAGCGTCTCCTGTACTCCGGGAATTGCTGGACCTGGCTGCGCAGTTTGAACACAAGATTGACCTACACAGGAGCACTTGATGGCGCGTGTGTCTATTCAAAACATGGCTGCGACCAAGGACCCGCTGCAGACATGGAACTGGGAAGTCGTCTTCCCTCGCGTGCCCGGTTCGTCCGACGCCAGACCTCTCACAGTGCGCGCTACGTCCACAAGCGCCCCAGGCTTTCAGATTGAGCAAGCGCCCTGGGAAGGACACGGCAAGAAGCTCAACTTCGCGGGCCGCCGTACTTACACCGGCACTTGGGACTGCACGTTCGTTGAAGCGCGCGACGCGTCCACGTTCGCGCTGTTGTCTGCGTGGGCGGACATTACGCGTCCTTGGACTAGCAATCCGGGCGCGTACAAGGAAGAATACGCCACGTCCGTCGAGCTGATTCTGTATGACGCGGCCGATCGCCCAGCGCGCACGCTCAAGTTGCGCGGTTGCTTCCCGACCAATGTAGCCGACGTGAGCCTTGACCAGTCGTCCACAGTGATGACGATCCAGTGCACGTTCAGCTATGACTGGACGGACAACGAAACGCCTTCGGCGTAACGCCCACTCCAGTGGAACCAGCGCGGGCGCGTTTCATATTCGCCCGCGCTTTTTTGCTTTGTAGCTTATGGACTTTGGCTCTTTCGACTTTGGCTCCGCGGCCGGAGGCGTGCTCACCGCTGCGTCCCAGGGTAAGCTCGCCTCGCCTATCAAGAGCTACAATACCTTCATGAATAAGGTGAGCGGCGCGCTGTCTCCTACGCGTAACCTACTGGGCAACCCCTACGCTCGCCAGAACGTTTTGCAGAAGCTGAACGCTCGCCTCGATCCGATCCCGTCCTACGACTGGATAGCGGTCATTCTCGATTCGTCACTCTCAACTGCGTCACAGATGCCTTGGGAATACATTGACGCTATCACAATACCAGACCTGTCCGTCGAGCCGAAAGACCAGTTCTTCAACGGCACCAACCGCAAGTTCGCCGGGCACTTGAACACGGGCGGTGCTTCGATTGACTTCTACACTGACCGTTCCGGTTCGGCCTTCAATTACGCCGACTACTGGATGCGCAGTACGTTCCGACAGGACGGCTTCTACAGCCTTCCGTCCAAGTACAAAAAAGACATTGTCGTCTTTGTCCTCGACTCCAAGCGCAAGATCGTCGTTGACTTTCGCTTGTGCGGTTGCTTCCCCTTGTCCCGTGACGCACATGCGCTAGCGGGTGACGACTTGATGAAGACCACGCTTCAGCTCTCCGTTGACGAGGTGTTCATCAATTATGATTCCGATTTCACCGCAGCGAAAGCGAACATCGAATCGATGTTCGGTTCTGCTTTCGGTCCGTCGGGAACAACGTCCGGTCTGGCCAGCGTTGGCTCTCAAGCCTTCGGCAAGATATTCGGACAGTAAGCTGACGCTGACGCGCAGCCCTTTCACCACAGCCCGCCCTTAGAGGTAACATGACTAGCGCTGACACCACCAGCGTGACCACAGCTGACTCGCCCGAGCCGGTCCTGGTCACCGCGTCTTTTTCTTTCCCGCCCCGTTCTTCCTCACAGCAGACTCAACTACCCACCACTACGGTGGACATGTCTGAGCTTCCCGACGGCCTACCCAGCACGGCAGCCGTAGTGTCAAAGCCTACGAACGAACCGTACACCACTGGCTATCGCATCGCTACGCCATTGTCGCCCGCTGATAAGGATGCGAACCTGTTCCATCTTGCGCTGCCCTCGAACGGATACTTCTACCCACCCGGTACGAAGGTGTTCGGACGCTTGGTGCGCGGCAAGCAGCAGGCAAAGTTCACCCGCGCTGCCGCGGAGAATAGCCTGGCACTTACGGTTGAAGCCGTGAACTCCTGCCTGGAAGGACTCAACGCGGCTGACCTTACGGTGCTGGACTTCTTTTACGTCATGTACTGGCTGCGCACGCTGTCTTACACCAAATCGCAGTTCACGCACATTTCGATCTGCACTGATCCTAAGCACTTGCAACGCGTAGCCAAGAAAGAGCTGCGCCCTGAATCGCTGAAGACGGTCACCATCGTCAACAACACGACGCTGGAAGAAGACCTGTTCGATCCAGCTGCACTCGACGCTTTGGACCTTGATCTTGTCACGGCAGCTGGAATCACGCTGAAGCCGCCGCTCGTGTCTGATACGCTTGAGCTAGCGGACGCATACGATGCGCGCAACCCGGAAGATGCTGACGCCATCGAACTCGTGGACAGCTATGCCTCGTGCATTGACACGGTGCACGGTCAGCGCTTGTCACTCAAGGACCGCGTGGCCGTTGTCGAAGAACTCGACCCTGACGTGCTTGGTCAGATCCGCGCCTACGCTGGCGCTGTTACCCGTTACGGCATTCGTGAACTGATTCGCGTTCGTTGCAAGGAGTGTGGCGCAGAACACCAAGCCGAGTTGGCCGTGTCTGCCCACAGCTTCTTTTGACTTGTTCTCCAAGGACTACCTGCTGGAGGCTGCGGCGCATGTAGCACGCTGGATGCATTTGCGCTTGGACGTTGACAACGACACGATGCTCTATATCACCTACATGTATGGAGCATCCCGTGCCGTTGAGGAGGAATACCGCGAGTCCCGAAAAACCCGCTAATTTCGTGGTTCCTGTACACCACCGAAAAACCCGGGTTTTTCGCGTATTTTGCTCCGTCTAGTCACTTGCACAGCTTTTCGATTTTACCCCGAGTTTTGATAGGTTTTTCCCGGGAAAAACCATATGTTATCGGCCCCTTTTCGTTCTTGAATCATGTCAGCAAAACAGCACGAAACTCCAGACGCGGATCAGCTCTACGCACGCCTGTTGGCTGACATGACGGATGTCATCGACAGCCACAACAAAGTAGCCACGAACATTGCCCAGTCCGCTGTGGCTACGCTGTCGTCTTTCATTGATCCGGAAAGCAAGGATGCCGTAGAGAAGATCGCCCTCAAGCTCACGCAGCGCTTGACGGACTTGACGTTCAAGATGACCACAGCCCGCGACGACCTAAAGTCCCGCGTGCGTGACGCATTGGACGAAATCGACCGCAAGCGCGCGATCCTTATTCAGGACGCGAAGACTAGCGGCGGTTCCACCGACGACGTGCGGCGCGCTGCGTACGACGCACGCACAACGGTCTTCTCCAAGTCGGTTGCACTGTTGACTGACATGGTGCAAGGCTACCAGCGTGAGTCTATTTCTGCGCAGCAGGACTCGGCCAAGGCGTTCACCGAGCTGGTGTCCCACGTCGGTAGCTCTGCGCCGGCTGAACTGCTGGAACGTCTTGACGCGCTGGATACGAAGGTCGCAAACCTTCCCAAGCTGCTGCGTGCTGTTGAAGATCGGTACGAAGACCCTGACGCGGACTGGGACACACGCATCCGGCCGTCACAAGCTGCCGGCGTGAAGAAAGCCTCGAACCAACTAGTGCCCGTATCGTCGCACGTGCCCGACGTTGGTGCAACAGACGATGACGTGGAGAACATGCCGCTGGCTGTGAGCCAGGCAGCACGCAAGCCCTCTAAGGTTGTTCAAGACTACGATGACCCTTACGACGGTCTTATCGACCGCGACATGGACAGGCGCAAGATCCGGGCACTGGAAACTATTGCTGACGCTTGGCGCAAGTTCGACAAAGACGGCTCTGTGTCAAAGACGCTTGACTATGCAATGCTGGGTGCACTGCTCACGTCTCTGCTGGGAGGATTGCTTCCAGACATAATGACGCGGTTCCCTGCGATGAAGCTAGCGGCTGACGTGCTCAAATACTTCCGTGAAGGCAAGCTGTTATCGAGTATCAAGGACCTGATTGACGCGCGCTGGACGAAGCTGGCAGACTGGTCCACGGACATGAACTCGCGCACGCTGAAGGTGCTCGATTGGTTCCATGATCTCGCGGCACCTGTGCTCACTGCGCTCAAGGACTCGCCGATCATCAAGAAAGCATTGGGTCTAGCTGATACGCTGTCCGACTTGAAGACTAGCGCCATGAGCAAGTTGCCCCAGGCTGTTAGCTCCGTAGTTGGTAAGCTGGCATCGGGCGTCGAAGCCGTTCGTGGTAGCAGCATCGTCAAAAGCGTAGGCAACGCTGTATCGACCGCGCGCACTATGGCTAGCGGTGCTGCTGGTCTTGTGGGTAAGTTCGCCGGCGCGACGGGCAGCACGCTGATGCGCGCGGCTCAGGGGATGGCGAATTCGCCAATTGGTACCTTCGTGATGAAGAACCTGGGGAGACTGGGCAACCTGGCTATGGTGCTTGACGTTATCACAGGGACGCTGGAGGAGGCTACGGGTAAGAAAGTCGATAGCGTAAGCGTACTGGACGCCGTGCTCAATCCGATGAAGCTGGGGCGCTTTCTCGGCAACAAGGGCAATCAGCTATTCGAGAAGAAAATGGGGCAAAGCGTCGGCAGCTGGGTGTACGACGTGCTCAACGGCGACGAAGAGGTAGCCAAGGTCGCTCCCATGTACGGAAAGCCCAAGTCCAGCGTAGTACCAAGCACGTCGCCCGCGGCCAGTACCTCACCTGTCCGACAGGATCCGCCAACGTCTATGGGGCGCGCTCCAGTGCAACAGACGCAACAGACACCCGCGCCTAGCCCGCGATCGGCGCAGTTCAGCGGTGACCGCAAAACGATGTCGAATTCCCCAGGCTTGTCACCGTCTAGCATCCCGAACTTCATGAGCGTAGACCCGAACACCGGAGCTATGCTTTTTGGGGCTTTGCATAGATGAACGTTTCTACGGCCATTAGGAAACTCGGCCCGCGTGCAGACCCCGCTGACTTCGCTAAGCTGTACGCACCGCCGAAGCGCAAAGGCGCTGTTGAGGACAATGATGTTATCGCGGGTCTAATCACCGCGATCAGTCCAAAGGCCGGCGCGGTATGGAAGGTTCTTCCTGCCCCGCTCAAGCTGGTTGCTGTTGCTGTAGCAGGCGCTGTCGCCTACACAGTGTACTCCGTCCTCAAGCACGTCAGCTCCGCTTTATACGACGCGCTGGACCTGTCGATTGACGACTACTCGCATCCGTTGCTTGAGGGCTTGCTGTCGCGCCTTGGCATAGTACCCAGCGCGCCCACGTCAGCTCCAAGCGCAGCGCTACCTAGTCTGAACGTTCCCGAGGAACTGCCGCGCTTGGAAACTCGGGTACAAGACACATCAGTGGCCGCCACGCAGGAAGCACCGCGCGCACCGCTGCTTTCGCGCATTGTTGACCGTGTGCGTGGCGTACACGCCGGCGTTGCCGTTGGTAGGTACACGCCCGAGGAGCGAGCCATTCTTGACGTGCTTGTTTCCGAGAAAGCCAACTTGCGGGGCGGGACTGGCTTGACGCAGTCCACCAAGAACATGATAACGCGCGTTGCTTCAGAAGAGCGCGTGCCCGCAGACCATCTTATCGCTATGGCGCAGATGGAGTCCGGCGGCAACCCGTACGCGGTGTCATCCACCGGCGCTGTGGGTCTTTTCCAGTTCACGGGTGGGACAGCTCGGGGCTACGGTCTGACGAATCGTTTCGATCCCGAGGCCAACACGCGCGCGGCCGCGCGCCTCTACAAAGACAACGCGGCGTACCTACAAAAGAAGGGCGTTGCATCGACGCTGGAAAACGTGTACCTGCTGCACCAGCTGGGTCCACGCGCGGTCACGCTGATACGCGCTAACCGAGACGGTTCCGATGTTACCGACCCAGCTCTGCTGAAAGCGATGGAACAGAACTACGGACGCCTGTCTGCTAGTGACTACGTGGCTGCGAACAAAAAGAAGATCGGCAAGTCTTACGATACGTCGCAGCGCTTGACTGCACCTGACGCAGCCTACGCAGTACGCGGAGTTCAGCCGGTCACGTCAAGCACGCCGGTACAGGCGCGTCCCGTACAGCAACCTCCGCGGGCTACACCGCAGGCTGACACCCAGGACAATCAACTGTCACGAGCCCCTGTGCAGTCTCAAGGTTCGCAGGGACAGCGCACGTATCAGTCCTCACCAACGTTCTTCCGCGCACCAAATGGCTTGTTATTGCAGGCCCCAGGATAACTATGGCAACCTCCCTAACGTCAATCATGACGGACTTGCGAAAGTCCTTCGGCGCGAGCCCCAGTTCCACAGACGGGGCCAACACGTCCTCAACGGCGCAGAAGTCTACACCAAAGATTCGCATGACGCGCGTCCTGCCAGAATACGCGTGCATGGTGAAATGCACCGACCTGGGCATTGACGTTGTTGCCGCGCTGCCGCCAACGTTCAGCTGGACAACCAGCGCTCATTATGACACGCCGTTTCGGGATGCTGTGTCTTCGATGACCAATGATTCCACGGTCGGGCGCTTTGCTTCTGGGGCTATGAGCGCAAGCGGCCTGTCCATGATAACGCAGACTCTGACAGCGAAGTTTTGGTCCGGGTCAGACTCTGGTGCTATCACTCTCCCATTAGTGTTTCAGGCGCATTCTGACGAAGTAACCGAGGTGATGCAGCCGGTCGCCCAGCTAATGTCGCTCACGGTCCCGCGCACGCTAGGCAACACGAATGGCGGTGTTCTCCAAGCCCCCGGCCCACACTTTGATATGTCTAAGGCGGCTACGCAGATAGCCAACTCTCACGCCATAACCGTAGCCGGGCAACGCACGCTTGGTCAGAACGCGCAATCAGCGCTAGACTACATGGGTTTAGTCAAAGGGACCATAAAGTCGTTGGCCGACATGAACAATGCGTCCGCCGCAAAGACCGCAGTCAACGGCGCAATCAACGGGGTAACGTCAGCGCTCAATTCGCTGGACACGTTTGCGCGGAATAACATCGTCAACAATGTGAGCCTGCAGATCGGTCGGTTCATGATGTTCGACCACGTAGTCATCACCAACGTGAGCTACGATTTCCCAGTGCAACCTGTCGGCGCATCGTATGGGTACAGCACGGGTAACTTCCAGCGCGCGGAAGTGTCCATCACGTTCGAGCCGTTCTTCGATTTGACGCAACGCGATCTGGCGACGATCTTCCTCGATCCTAGGTTGCGCGCGTATTTCGAGCAACTCATCAACCGCAACCAGAAAGCGAAGTTCTAAATGTCCGTCTATTCGATTGACAACTTTGCGCCCGTCGTTGCGGAAGGTGACGTGCTGGACATCTGGAACGCAGACTACGTGGGCATTCAACAAGTGCCAACGGCGTCCTCCGTGCTGGTGACTTCTGAATGGGCCGCGAACCTACCAGGTATGGCGTCAGTCTATCTGGGCTCACGCTATCTGTGGTGGGTGCTGCTTGTCTATAACGGATTGTATGACGCTGTAAATGACGTGCGCGTAGGAATCACGTTACGTGTTCCAGACCGCGACGCACTCATGACATACATGGACCAGCGGCGTAGCGACCGCACATCCGGGTCTACAGGGCGTGTCGCAGCGATAACGCTACTTTGACGCGTCTCTATTCACGCAGGCAACACAATGGCAATGATTCTCCAAGGCCGGCTGACACTGGACGTTCAGTTCGACGGCAAGTCTTTTCCGTTCAGTGAGTTTCAGGAACTCGTGTACCTGCACATGGTCGAGTCTCTGTATCAGTCCGTACCCTCGCTCAGCGTGTGCGTTAAAGACAACAGCCGCTGGCTGGCGCGCAACAACGTGTTGTCAGACGGTACGAAGATCGTGGTGACCGTGTCTGCGGGCTCTGACGAAAAGTCCCGCAAGTCTGTGTTCACCTTCCGCAAGGGCGCGCACAAAGAAGACAGACGCACTGGTGAGACTATGTACACGATTGACGGCTGGTTAGACGTGCCTAAGTACATGGCCTACGCTGCGCGCAAGCCAGTCAAGGGAACGTCCAGCAGCGTGCTTTCAAAGATCGCGTCGGACAGCGGCATGGCCTACGTGGGCGACGGGTCGAATGACACGCAAACGTGGTACCCTATGGGACGCCCACTGAACGTGTTCGCCTCCGCTGTAGCAAAGCACGGCTGGTCGTCCAATACGTCTTGCATGGCGATGAACGTATCGTTGGACAAAGCACTGGTGTACCGCGATGTTACAGCCATGAGCGACCCGGTGGCTGTTCTCGGGCTACTCGACACTAACACCGAAGGTGTGTTGCCCGTTACAGCGTTCGACCCCGACACGGCCTCAGGTGCGTCGAACTGGCAGAGCGGGTACGGCAACGTGCACGTGGACCAAGGTTTGACTGACGCGGCTGCACAGCACACGCTGCATACGAACATTGGTACGCAGGTGAATGAACAGGGCTCATTACAAGTGAATTCTCAATTGCGCCCCGCACAAGCGCGAGTGACAGCGGGTGCGCCTCGCGTTGGGAACGGGCATGACGCATATGCACGTGCCGAGTATCAGAATCGCCGAGTGGGCGCGCTGTTCTCTGTGAGTGCGGACGCTGTTGTTCCGCTGTTGACTGACCTGCGCTGCTTGGACACTGTGCTGGTGCGTACTGACGCGCCGGACGCGGTAGAGTCTACGGCCATGCGCACGTACTCAGGTCTGTATCGCGTGATCCGCCGCGTGGTATGGATCACGCCCGGATTCTTGGTGGAAAAGCTCCGTCTGGCACGACGTACGCTCAACACCGAAGCACCGTCGGCCGTGTCTTCAGCTACAGCGTCCATCAACAACGGCACAAGCACGGCCTCGTCTTTGATGCCAGCTCCGGTTACCGCTGCCGTAGCGTCAGTGACATCGTCGCTCAGCGAGAAAGTGCCACCCGTAGTCACTACGGGAACGTCGCCCACGTTCGACTTCTCGAAGGCGCTTGAAGGACTGACTTCATTCAAGGACACGGCCGTTGCAGCAATCGTGGCTGTCACCGCTGTGTCGAACGGCGCCGCTGACATCTTGATGGACAAGATCAACAACACGGACTTCAAGGTTCGGTTCGATGCTGTGAAGGCTGATATTGCTTCCATACAGGCTACTGGCGTGGCAGAAATCGCTGCGCACAAGCTGGCCTGGCCTACGGATCCGTTCAACCTTCGACCCGGCATGGTAGCGTCTTACAAGAGCCAAGTGCAGTCTGCGATCACAGCGGCCACGCCGCCACTCACGCGTGACGAAACGGCCGCACGCGCCGCAGTCGAAGCCACGACCGACGTACTCAGTACGAATCCATGGGCCGGTGCCAGCGCAGCGCAGTCCGGTTCATTGAAAGCCGTCAACGCTCAGCTGGGAGCCACCCGTGGGCTAGGAGCCGCAGAAGCATTAGCCGCTCAGACTGAATTGGCAACGACGACCGCGACAGCAAACGCCACAGCGACAGCGAAACAGACGGCGACGGCGACGGCAGCCAATACACTACAGAACACACTGGATACTTGGCCCGCCCAGCTTACAGCGGCAAAGACTACAGCGGACGCTGCATTCGACGCCGCAGCGTAACAGGGACACGATCATGCTCCAATCACTAGCACAACAGTCACCAGCTAGCGCGTCCGGCTTGCAGCCGGGCGCTGATTATTTGGCAGTTGTTGCGGACAACAACGACCCAGACAAACTCCAGCGCGTGCGGGTTACCATACCCGGGCTGCTTGAAGCCGACAACGCAGAAGACCTACCTTGGGTAGCTCCTGCGCAATGTTCCTTGTTCGGCGTCGGCGATAACTTTGGTGTGCTGCGCGTTCCACGCGTTGGATCGAAAGTATTCGTGCGCTACGGTGACAGCCCACCTACGTCTGGTGTCTACACGGGTGACGCCGTCACCGCGCGAACCGCGTTAGCCCCAGAGCTGCTGGAGAACTATCCGAATCGCGTTGGCTTCTCTACGCCATCGGGCGATCTGTGCTACACCGATCTCACACAAAAGACGTTTTACTATCGCCACAGCAGCGGTACCTCAATGGAGATTCTGGGGGACGGCACGCTGCGCGTGAATGTCGCAAAGGACATGCAGACTACGGTGACCGGAGATTACACGCTCACCGTGCAGGGATCAAGTACCGTCAGCGTGCAGGGCGACAGTACACGCACGACGCAGGGTAATGAAAGCGCTACGGTGTCAGGCAACATGAGCAACAACGTGCAAGGCTCGATGTCCAACATCGTCAGCAGCAAGATCACTACTGTGTGCAGCAAACAAACGCACGTCGGTAAGTTCAACAACGCCGACGACGTTGTAGCCGGTGGTCGGTCACTCAAGAACCACGTGCACATGCTAGGCAGCAGCACAACGTCACCCCCGATGTGAGGACACTATGGGTACATCAAACGCCTTGTCCATACCAGACGTGTTGCTGGCGCCGTCCCGCACAAAGTCAAGCGCCACTTACGTTGACGTGAACCCTACTCCTGACGAGGGTACTCCCGATCTGCTCATGGACGGCGCCGCGGTGCTGACCGGCATACGTAATTTAATACTGTCACCCCGCGGGTGCCGCACGCGTATATTCGGGGAAGACTTTTTCAGTGGCGTGTACGAATTGCTGCATGAACCGCTTGATGAAATGACCGCGGCTCAGGTGAACCTGAGCATCTATCAGTCGCTCAAGAAGTGGGAGCCACGTATCACGCTGTATCCGTCAGACTGCACTACGGCCGTGGACGCTTTGTCCCCAGGGTTTCTCGTGCGTTTGTCGTTTACTATAGGTGAACAAGCTGTCACGGGCGAATTCCTGTTGCCGAACCTGTAAGAACAAAATGGCCGAAATCAATCTATCTGCGCTCACGCCTGACTTTGAGGGACTCAAGGCTGCGCTTGCTGCTGACCTTGTATCACGGGACAGCTGGCGGGGGCTGGTTGACACTCAGACGGGTACCACGCTTATCGACTGGATAGCGTCCATCGCCGCGTTCCAACAAGTGGCCGTGTTGCGAGCTAAGGCCGATGCTTTCTCGGAAACTGCAGTGTCGGAACGCGCCTTGTATTCCATCGCAGACATGCAGGGGCTAAGGCTGGCGCGCAAGCTCCCAGCCAGCATGTCCGTGCGCATCGCGTACACACAGGCCAGCGGCGGACCATCAGTGCTAACCCTGCCTGCGTTTACCCAGTTTCAAGCCGCCGGGACGTTCTGGTTTCTGTGGGACGCCGTCACCGTCGCTACGGGCGCGACGGCCGACGTTGTTCTGCACCAAGGGTACGTGGTCGATCAGAACACGACAGGACTTGGATCGGATTTCCAAGCCTTTGAATCCGTAGAGAAGTCCTTCTCCGTCAGCAACGCTCACGTAGCCGTGTACGTTGCTGGGGCTCCGGTCCCTATCGTTACTAATGAAGGTCTCTGGAACTACAAAGCACGCCCAGGTGTCGTCGACCGTACTACCGCGGAAGGTCGCCTACAGCTTTTGTTTGGCAACGCAGCCTACGGTACTACCCCTGCGGCAGGCGCCACCATACGCGTGGTGTACGCGGTCACGTCTGGTGCTGACGGCAACGCTGTGGCTACACTTGACCAACGTGTTTCACAAATCAACAACGTAGCTAACGGGACGGCGTTCACCGTGCTGACAAACCCGACGGGCGGCGCCAATGAGACGCCGGCGTCAACGTTCAAGCTGTTGTCGAGCACGAACTTCGGCACGATGGGCTCCGCGGTGACCAAGCAACAATACCTGACAGTGGCTTTGAGCTATCCAGGAGTAGTTGACGCTAAGTTGTATGCACAACGCGAGCGGGACACCTCAGATGTCAAGCAAATGAACGTTGTGCAGGTATCGGCTCTGACAACGTCAGCGTGGAATCAGGCACAGAAAGACGCGTTTTTGGCCTACATGCAGGACCGCACGTTGTACACTACGCAGCTAGTTTGGCAAAACACTACGCCTGCTCCCAGGACTGTCAGCCTGCAGATAGCCTGCTACAACTGGGCTAGCATTGAACAATGCCGGGCTGATGCCATAGCTGCCGTGCAAGCGCTGTTCACACTTCGGGCCGGCTACATCGGGTACGATATTACGCTGTCTGACATTCACCGAGCCGTGCTGGCAAGCAATAAAGGCATAGAATACATGACTCTTTACGCGCCAACGTCTAACTTTCTAGCCTCAGGTGCTGCACCTTCGCCTCCGACTGCTGTGGTCACCGCAGGCTCCGGCACTTCGCTGGCGGCCAACACGTCGTACACCTATGCGCTAGGCGTCACCGACAACTTTGGACTGCGCATACCCGCGGGCGCGACCAGCGCATACACGACGGCAATAAACCAACGCGTCAATCTTAGCTGGTCAGCATATCCTAATGCGGTCAGCTACCATGTGTACGGCCGGTCCGCTGGAACGATGGTGCTGCTGGCGACGCTTCCAGCAACGACGCTGGCGTATTCAGACACCGGCGTTGCAACGTCAGCAACGAAAATGCCAACAACGCCTGTGTATCCGATCATGTACAACACGCTGGCTTCCGTCGCTGTTGACGCCGTGTACTCGAAACGCACCCCATCGTACTAAACCATGGCCGAAGTAACTCTACATGACTTGCTCCCGCCGTACATGTCACATGCGGCATGGGTAGACTTAGGCGACGCCATTGAAAAGTTGTTCTCTGGGAACGTGACCCCGTGGCGAGCTGCATTGACACAAATACGGTCGAGCTACTTAGGCGACCGCGTGTCTGGTGCGCTCGCCGAAAAAATTCAGTCCCGAGACGCGCTTCCCGAGACGGCGTACGACGTGTTGGATATCGAGACTGAACGCCAGCGCCTGAACATGCTAGGCTGTAGACTAAGCACGGTCATAGGTAGTGACACGGCCACGTTGTCTCGGTTTACACGTAACATCGGCGCTTACTGGTATGAGAAGGGCAAGGACACGCTTCTTGACTTCCTTGCGTTTTGCACCAACAGCAACGTGTTGATGGAGACACTTTGGACCACGAACTACGTCACGTTCACACCAACACACGGTACACCTGTGTGGTCTGGTGGCACGTGGTACCCAACCACGCACGTTAATCTGAAGTTCACGTCAGACTCCTTTGACGCGGACGTGTCCAGCTTTGTGCGGTTCTTCTATGACCTAGCAAACTACAACGTCGTGATCCACCACGTCTCGGTAGAGACGTTAATCAGGATTGAAAGCCCGTTCGCGTCCACAGCCGTAGTATATGAGCGTGAAGACGTTGCAGGTAACTTCAGTGTCATCGGTCTTCCATACGCGTCGTTGTTCACCGGACTTACGTCAAGCGACGCGAATCTGCGCGGAATATACCTTGCGTACTTTGAAGCAGAAGCTCTAGGCTGGCCGGGCACGTCCACAAACGCTTACCCGTACAACGGCGGACTACGCGACCAGGGCTCAGAGACATGGGACGTCTCGGCGTCTGCCTGGAGTGATTGGAATACCTGGGATGGTCCGTCTATAGGCAGCATAGCCTACCAACATACGGACATTGATCTGAACTCCGTGATTACGTTTACGGTGTCGGAAGAACACTATTCCCAGGGATCCACCGCTGTCCAAGTGTCGGTTAGCAACGACTCTGCGACATGGTCGCCCTGGCAAGCGCTGATTGAACCTATGACTGGGCGCTACGCCCGAGTTCGGTGGACAGTGACAGGGCCTGACCCTGTTCTTATGTCCGCGCACGCGTACTTTTACGCAGTCTGATTGAAATAGGAAATACAAATGGCTCTGTCTACTGAAAACCTAGACTCCGGTGCGGACCGTCCGCGGGAAGCCCGAACTGACATTCTGGCGGCTATCAATGCGCTGAACAACATTTATGCACCAGACACCGGCGGCCTATCACCGTCGGCAGTGCTGAATGCCATCGAAGGCCAGATTTCTGAGAGTCATCTAACCACTACGCTAGGCACGGCTGTCAGCCTGATAACCGCGGATGAAAACACCGTAGGTTCGATCGCGCAACAGGTCAAGGCTGAGGCCGATGCGCGTGCGCTGTCTGTGGCCGCAGAAGCCGCGGCTAGGACGGCCGCGCTGACAACAGAAGCGACAACGCGAACGGCCGCTATCGCAGCTGCGGTTACGCAGTCCGCAACAGCTGTAGCCGCAGAAGCTGCCGCGCGGGCTGCAGCTATTGACGCAGAGGCTGCGACGCGTGCCCAGGCTGTGTTGGCGGAAGCAACTGCGCGAGGCACTGCGATAACCGAGGTCACTACGCTCGTCACGGACGGCGACGCGCAACTTGCTGAGTCCATCGACACACTTACGGCCACGGTCACAGGCAACCATACGATTGCTTTGGCGGCCGTTGAGACGGAGGCCTCAACGCGTGTTGACGCGGTGTCGGCCGTTGCTGGAACAGTAAATACGCTAGCCAGCCAGATGCGCGGTAGTTATGTGGGCTCCGACATCGGACTGGTTACCACAGGACTAATGTTCGAGGAGCGCCAGGCACGCACTACGGCGACTACAGCGCTATCACAGCGCATTGACTCCATTCAGGCGGCCGTGGCTGGTCAGCAGATTGACGCTACCGTGGCCTGGCAGTTTGACTCCTCTGTGGACAACTGGATTGGCAACGGCGCACCTACTGCGTCTGGTGGCTTCCTGGTCCCGGCGTCTCACGCTACGGACCCCTACGTGGTGTCGCCGCTAGTTGAAGTTCCTGCTACCGTAAATAGGCTTGTGCAGGCTCGGATTATGCGGGTAGGCGCCCCTGTATGGGCAGGTCAGATCCGATGGGCACGCAGCGGTGACGCTGGCTGGGACGACTCCCGCATGACAGTGGCCCCAGAGCCCACATGGGATGGCAATTCCATAGGATATCTGTCGCTGTATGTTGATTCCGCAGACTGGTCCGGTGTTATCAATCAGTTGCGCTTCGACCTTTCGACTTTTCAAAGTGTCGCTACTGGTTACCGCATTGACTGGGTGGCTGTTGGCCGACCGGGTCCGGGGGCGTCCACAGCCTCGTTGACGGCGGAATCGGTCGCACAGGCCTCGGCCCTGTCGGCTGAGGTGGCAAAGCGCGAAACCCTGTCCGCTGCGCTGACCGGTGTAACCGATCCGTCCGGAAAGTCGCTCACATCGCTCACGTCTGGGATTGTGTACGAAGAACGTGAAGCCCGCGTTACTGCTGATTCCACTGAAGTCTCCCAGCGGCAGGCTTTGTCGGCTAAGCTTACTGGCGCCAATAACCCGGCGTCGTTGACCCTGGCGACCCTGGCCTCAGGTCTAATCTTTGACGAGCGCACAGCGCGCGTCACAGGTGACAATGCTGAAGTCACCAAGCGCGAAGCGCTATCGACCAAGTTGACCGGCGCCGCAGACCCGAGTTCACTTACACTCAGCACGATTTCTTCGGGTCTAATCTTTGACGAACGCCAAGCGCGGTCCACTGCGGTTAGCACAGAGGTAGCTAAACGCGAAGCGCTGTCTGCCGTGCTAACCGGTGTAAATGATCCTAACGGTAAAACACTTGCTACGCTGTCTTCTGGTCTGATCTTTGAAGAGCGCCAGGCCCGCGCCACAGCGGTCACAGCGGTAGCCTCGTCCGTGTCAACGCTGACAGCATCTATAGCCAACGTGCGACGCTGGTCGGGAAAGGCCACTGGCGTAACGAATACCAACATTGTTGCACTGGCTATGGCCGACGGTGCTACGCTATTCCAAAGTCCCAGCTCACTATATGGCGGGATTACTACTGGCGCACCAATTAGCTACGTTGTCGAGGCCAGGCTACGCGGCACGACTGCCGCTATATCAGCGGCCGCCATGTTTACGTCGAGCTGGACAGGGTCCGTGTGGTCCTGGGCGCTCACGCCATTGCATGAAAGCCACACGACTGGTGCCGGCATTAAGCTCATGCTCAACGCTGGGGCGCCTGCCGTAGCATTGTACACGTCCACGACGGCCTACGACGTTGACTACCAGGTAGAGCTCCGTCTGACCAACTATACTCCTGAGGCGTCGATTGTCGCTGAGGCGACGGCACGTGTGGCGCAGGACAACGCGGAAGTGGCGAAGCGCGAAGCTCTGTCAACCAAGATGACTGGACTAGCAAACCCGGTCGGAGCCACGCTGGCAAGCGTGTCCTCAGGTCTTGTGTACGAAGAGCGTGAAGCCCGGTCCACCGCGGTGTCTTCTGAAGTCGTCAAACGCGAGGCCTTGTCAACCAAGGTCACAGGTGTGGCAGACCCGACTACGGCTACGCTAGCGTCGTTGTCCTCAGGCTTGTTGTTTGAGGAACGCCAGGCGCGCACGACAGCGGATACCAGCCAGGTGCAGAGAATTTCTCAGCTTGAAGCATCGTCGACCCTGATCGGCGCGGCGTCCTCTTTTTCTGAATTCTGGGATGGAGCAGCCCCACTTACCGGTTGGACTTTCGGCGGCACAGGTGAATACGTTGTCAATACATCCGTAGACTCACTGTCCGGAGGATCGGTTCTTAAGCTGGGTAACAACACAGGCAACGACCGTGTTAATGCAACGTCCAACAAGCGCTTGCCTATCGATCCAGACCGACTGTACAAACTTACGTACCGTGTGCGCAGGTTGAACGGGACAGGCACGTTTTACGGCGGGCTGGTGGCGTTCGGTTCGGATCAGGTGACGCCAATCAGCACAGCAGGCACGAACTCGTGGGACTCATACTACTATGGGCCAAACAATGCTGCGCCTGCTGCGTCCTGGACTACCTACGTATTCTATTACAAGCTGGGTACTACCTACAGCGGTTCAGGAACCCTGGCGTCTCCATACACGCTCCGCGCTGAATCCAGGTACGTGTCTCCTTCGTTCCGTGCCAATTATTCCGCTTCGGCAGGCATCATGGAAATCGACGCGGTTAGCCTCGATATTCTCGCGGCTGAAGTCGTAGCGCACGAGACGTCCATCAGCACGCTCAACACTACTGTAGGAGATCCTGTCAAAGGCAACACAGCGCTGGCGACGCGCGCTACTGCGTTGGAAGCTACGGTCAACAATGCCACCACAGGTGTTAGCGCACAGTCAACGGCTATCGATGCCCTAAAGCTGACAGTAAACGACAGCACTAAGGGTAACACCGCGCTGGCGACACGGACAACGGCTATTGAATCCACTGTAAACAACGCTACGACAGGCCTTGCAGCTACGCGAGCCACGATACTGACCGATTATTCGACCACGGTCGGCATGAACACGGCTATCGCTACGGCCGTGAACACTGTGGCTGCACGCCTGAACTCGGGCGGTGACACCTATAATTCTATCGTCACGGCGAAGACGACCGCTGACACAGCCAAAGACACGGCCACCACTGCTGCAAGTAATGTAGCTACCGTGCAGAGCTGGATTCAGAACCGTGGGTCTAATCTAGTTCAGAATTCCAGTTTTGAACTCAAGCGCACCCAGTACGACACCTACCCGTATCCTGCTGGGTGGGGCTCTTTGGGTAGTAACGCGGCTATTTCCCACACAACCGGGCGCTCTGGTGGATATTCCTTCAGCAATACGGCTACCGCGGCAGTGACCGGGGACCATGGCATATCGACCGTGGTGTCAAGCCCATCACCTATGGCGTCTAGCGGCGTGCTTGGTGGCTGGAAGCCTAACACGACCTACGTCGTGTCCTTCTGGGCCCGACGGACGAATGGGGCAGCGTTCACTACAGCCAAGCTGGGCTGGGTTACAGCTCCTTCAGTGACGACGGCTATTCTTAACCCGATCTTGCAGACAAGCTGGCAGCGCTACGCATTCCGCATTACCTGGGGCGCGTCCGTGCAGGCCAACGGGCATCTCTACATTGGGCGAAACGGCACTAGCGCTACAGGTGACGTCTTCGTCGTTGACGACGTCATGGTGACCGAGGGAGATCAGCTTGAAGCGTACTCGCCAGGTCTTGGCGACGGCGTTGGTCAGGTCGCGTCGGTTGAAACTGAAGCCAGCACTCGGGCCAGCGAAACGGGCCACCTTGGGGCGCAGTGGTCCGTACGCATGACTGCCGGCAACGTTATCGGCGGTGTAGCGCTTACCGGTACGTCATCCGGCACCGCGGGAAGCACTCTTGACTTTGGTGTGCGAGCCAACACGTTCTACATAGCGCCTCCTGCGGGAACGTCGGGCGTTGCGTCTAGCTATCCGTTCACGGTGTACACCACGGAAACTACGCTGGCCAACGGGATAGTAGTGCAGCCCGGCGTGTACATGAAGTCCGCGGTAATTGAGTACGTGAACGCCACGCAAGTTGATACCCGCGGGCTGTCAATCAAGGACGCTAATGGGAATATCCTGTTGTCCGCAGGCACACCGTTGAACTTTTCTAACGTCGGAGGCGCCACAAAGCCCGCAAACAACGCAACGGTGGGAGCTCAAGCAGGTGTGAACTTGCGGGATAGCACAGGCGCAGCACTTGGCGATGCGCAGGTATTGAACAGTCAAGTTGGCGGTGTGAATCTGGTTTATGGCTTGCCTGAGACATCGACCGTCTCTTCTGGAAACTATGGAGTTTCGTTATTCGCGCTAAAAGCGGGCACGAACAACCCATACGCCTTACAGCCAGGCGAGAAGCTCACTCTTTCTGCTGAACAGTGGATTGATGCTGCCGCAGCAGCGGCAGGTCAGTCGGCAAGACTTTATCTATACACAACCCTTAGTTCAGGCGCTTGGACACAGTCAATTTCACTAATTGAAACCAGCACTACGCCTAACGCTCGGTCATGGACACTCACGCTACCTGCCACTGAAACGGATATGTACAATGTGTATGTTGGTCTTTATCACGGGGTGAACACCAGCCCTTGGTCAGGAACAGTGTATGCAAGAAAGATCCAGGTTGAGCGTGGTTCAGTTGCCACCCTTTATGCACCAGGAACTAACCCTGCTGCAACGGTGGGTGCAACTTGGGGCACCAACATCAGTGATGCGCCTTACTCACAAATCTACAACAACGATGACAGCGTTGCGCTGGGTTTCAACCCAACCTTTGATTGGCCGTCTGGTTCATATCCAACAGGTTGGGTGACCTGGACTACACCAGCGCCCACAAAGGAAACAACACTGGTTCGCGTAGGTCAACATGCGGTGAAGTATGTCGCTACAGGATCGAGCATCGGAATGCAGCGGAACCTTTCGCTTGCAACTACGCCGCTGCCTGCAGGCACATTCCTGAGTGGTTCAGTGGACATGTACCTTGATGATGTCACTTCTGGGTTACCTGGTGTGTTGGTTCGGTTGTACACAA